CATAAGTGCCAAAACGCAGCGATGATAGTGAACATTGTTTTGACTACAGAGCTACCTCTTGAAAAACAACAGCGACCTGAGCGCCCGAAGGCACTGCAGGTTACTGCTGCAAGATTCAATCAACTACTCCGTTAGACTATATGTCCGACAGGTCTAGTGACACTACTTCGGTATCGTCAGAAACCGATGAAGAAGCTATACCGCGATTGATACGCTTAGCCGTAGCGAGCAATTTGTTCTCGAAAGACTTAACTATTCCGTTACCTACCTTGGCTTCAGACAATGAAGACATCACAACAGGGATTATTAGTCCTAGTTGAGCGTTTTCATCTCCTGCAGCTTCGGCAGCTACTAACGCCTTTTGGTTTAGTTCCTTTAAAGAACATCTTCCAATAGACGATAGAGAAGTTACCTGCTCGAAAACAGATTCCATACTCAAAAATCCAAAGGCATTATCTGCCTTAGCATTATCGAGTATTTCCATATGAACACTCTGCTTACCAAGTTTCCCTGCCGAAGCAAGGATAGTTGCAGTTTCACTCAAACCGATGGCTTTCGCCATTTTTACCAACTCTCGGTTACTAATCTGAGCTATCATTTCTTTACGCTTTTTAGCCGTAAATCCCTGTAACTTGTACGCAGACGCACATACCTTGTCGCCTACTGCAAACATATAGTGATTGACGTTTCCGTCAACCAACGTGTCCAACAACATTACTTTCGTAATCTTGCCATCACTGTCTGCAGTAGATAACGAGGAAACGTCACTACTGATTGAATTAACTCCGCTTAAAAATTCCGCAAATGCGTTGTTCATAAACATTGATTTTTTTGTAGCGTTAACACTCGAATAAACGAGGTCTACCCGTGAAGGTAGAATGCTACGAAGCTCAACTCTACTCGCTTTTTAACGATGCCGAGTAGCCGTGAGTACGGTACTTTCATCGAGTCCTTACTAAGACGCACCGCAAGCGGTGCGCCTATGATAGTGAATATCTCTACTCACTATAGCATAGACTATATGCACGAGTGTTCAACGACAAGCTCTGCCTGTCGAAGTGTCTAAGCGTAGACTACTCGATTCGTTGACTAATCGCCAACTATAATGCAGGAGAGAATAAAATTAGCGCGAAGCGTTTCAGCGCGAAGCGTTGAGCGCGAAGCGACAATGACGAGGTACGAGGAATTGTAAAAGGTTCAAAAAATCTCTGATTTTTTACCTTTATGTAATACCCCCGTTTCGGTTTTTTTCAAACCTAACGGGGTTATTATAATATAGTCCTCAAATAGGGTAGATAAACATTTTTTTTAGTATTGAATAAATTTATATATTTGCATAGTTGTTCTGTGTTTGTTAGTTTAGAGGACAGCTCTATTTCGATTTTTTAAAGACCCTGCTTTACATAGTGGGGTTTTTTTATGGATTATTTTTGGTAATTGGGATATAATTTATAGGTTTGCGGTAATCGAAATAGAGTTCTTAACAGGTTCAACTCAAAAAAAAATAACCTAGACTAGCATAAGATGCTGAGATAGTCCTGCGCTGATTCACACCATCAACAGGCGACTGCATACCCTCTCGGGGGTTTATATACTCAGCAAGCGAAGAAGCCATAAGCGAGAGCTTGAATACATAAGAAGTGGTCGCAGTTCGGAAGTACTTATAGTTGGTTAAGCCTTTAGGGATGTTAAATACTGCAGGATTGATATATGCAGTATAAAGGGTGTCCTGTATTCAATAATTACTATATTTGCTTATGAAGTACTTAAATGATGGCACTTATAGTCAGAGTTACTTCTCAACAGATTTCTTTATGTTGCAAGATGTATTGGAGTATGAAGACGAGAGGTTATGCGGTTTGGGTGTCAAATGTACTGATTATGAGTTTAGTCTTGGTTTAGAGAATGGAGAGATGATGGTGTTCTACTTGGAGTTATTTTTTATAAGTAAGAATGGTAGTGCATTAAAGGAAGAGAAATTATTTAAATACAAACTTTAAAATATTAAGTTATGAGTTACCCAAAAACAAATTCAAGTTCAAGAAAGAATAACACGACTATACATCCTTCTTCTATAAAGAAAGGAACGGGTAGTGGGAATCTTTACTCTCAGCAATCAAAAGTAGGAAACGTTGTTGACAAACAATGGAAGCCTAGTAAGTGAGAAGATTATTCGATGTAGATGAATCAGGGAAGGTGGAGTTGGAAGACAACACCTTTCTTATTATTCCTGAGCTAAGAGAAGTATATAAAGAGCTTGGGTATGAATACATATCTTATATCGTAAATGTGTGTGACTACTATAGTGCTTACAGGCAATTGCTAGGCAAGGACAAGATAGACACTGTTATTGAAGACATATGGGGTAAAGACCCTGACAAGAAGGCGATAGCTAAGCTAGATGGATTAATAGTCAAAGCGGCTATAGATAAGTACAAGAGGCTGCAGTATGACCCTCATTGGGAACAGTACTTAACCTACACAGAGAAGCTTGTTGAGTATAACGAGATGTTAAAGAACACTCCGTTACAGAAAGATTCTACTAAAATATTGAAAGATATTATGGAGGGTCAAGCTCAATTAACAGAAGCAAGAGAAGATTTAAAAGAAATAATACTCAAGAATGAAGAATCTAAAGTACACGGAGGTGGTGAAGCTTCATATCTTGAACAATTCATAACATAATGCCTATTAAAAGAAAAGTAACTAGCTCATCTACAAAGGACAAAAAAAAAGGCACTTCAAGTAGCAAGAAGACTGTAGTTAGAAAGTCGGGTACAAAGAAATCTACTACGAAAAAGGAACAGCAATGGAGGTGGTCAACGGGAGACCCAAACTCAAAATTTTCAGACAAGTCAGCAGGAAGTGCTTCAAAAAGTAGTTCAAAAAAAGTAACTGATAAAAGCGGAAACACAAAAAGAAGTAAAAGCTCTTATTCGGCAAGAGCTAATAAAGACCTAAAGGATGGAGCTTACAGAAGGACTAACTCTGACTCTTCACAAAAAACTACAAAGAGAAAATATAAAGCTTCTGCATCTTCGGATTCTTCATCAAGAGATGCGTATGGTAATTACATAAAAGGAACAGACGTAAGTTCATCTTCAAGTGTTAAGAAAAATAAAAAGACAGGAAGAAAGGTTGTAAAAACATCTTCTAATGACTCTCCTAATAAAAAATATACTAAAACAAAAACAGTAACTAAGGGTCGTGGTCGTGGCACTACAACTAAATCTACTTCTGCAACTTGGGGCAAAGGAAAGGTTTCAGGCAAAACAACCAAGACAAGAACTAATAAAAAAGGAACAACTACTGTAACCAAAAAATATTCTAATGGTAAAAGAGTTTCTAGAACAAGAAAAAAAACATAAGCTATGCGTGAACTAAAACTTACTAAAAAGCAAGCTACTAAAAATATAGAAAAGAGCTCTAATACAGCAATGACGATGCCAACATCATCAACAAAGCCTAGCTATAGTTCAGAAACTTGGGATGCTCCTGAACCTAAAAAATATAAAAGTAAGAAGGAAATAAAAAAAGCTAGAAAGAAGAAAAAACCTAAAAAGGTAAATTACGCAAACATTAAAGGCGGAAACACGTTAAAAGGCACTTGTCATCAAGGCACTTGTGGTCGCCCTAACACTACTACTTACAAAACAAATTAAAGATATGGCAGTTAAAAAGAATCAACAAAGACCAATGAGAAATAGGTTCTTAATGGCAGGTGGGGAAGTTCACGAACCTAAGAGCAAACACGGCATAGTAGAGTCTAAAGGCTCAAGTAAGAGTTCTTACGAAAAACTAATGGGAATAATAAAGAAAAAATAACATAATGCCCAATGGTAAACTATGCACCTGTAGCTAAAGAAGGAATTCCAAAACTCAGATACAACACTCGTGAGTGGAGGGAATATTGGGCAGAGCAAATAATCAGGTGTAGAGATGGGTACAAGCCTCACGGAGGGGTTCACATCCCTGGCGCTTACTACTTTTACTTAAACTTTTATTCTATTTTAGCTAGAGATGAAACTACTAATAGAAAAAAACTACAAAATCCTTGGTATAGAGACCTAGACCACGAATATTTTCACAACGTATACGAGGCTAAAGAAGAAGGGCACGGACTTATAGTGCTTAAAGCAAGAGATAAAGGGTTTTCCTATATGAATTCAGCTCTTTCTTTATATGAATGGTCGTTCTTTCCTGATAATGAGGTTGGTATAGGTGCTGCTACTCCTGCATACGTTAATTCAGTAAGAACTAAAATTATTAAAGCTTGGAGTAAGCTGCCTGACGAACTTCGTTTAAGAAAAGACCTTGTTGACAACGAAAACAAAATGATGTCAGGTCAAAAAGTTAAGCGTAATGGTGTATGGATGGAGGAAGGTTTTAAGTCTATTATACACTACAGAAGTATGGACAACCCTGATGCTTTTAGGGGTGAACGTCTTGGTATGATGATATTTGAAGAGGCAGGTGAAATGAAACAACTCATAAGAGCTTATATGTCATCAGAACCCTGCTTTAAAGATGGAGCTATACAATACGGAGTACCCATAATAGGAGGAACTTCAAACGTGATGAATAAGTCACAAGACTATATGAAGATGTGGTATGAGGCAGAGTCTTTTAACCTTAAACAAATGTTTATCCCTGCCACTAGAGCTTTATATGGCTTTTTTGAAAAGAAATCAGGAAAAAGCGATGAAAAAGGAGCAACTAAGTATTTTGAAGAAAAAAGAGCCAAACTTAGAAGTCAAAAAGATAAACAAGCATATTATCTACATATACAAGAATACCCACTAATACCTGAAGATTCTTTTGTAAGTTCTTCAGCATCTCCGTTTGATTTAGAAAAAATAAATGAACAAAAAACAAGAATTCTTTCTAGCAACAAAATCAAAAATATGGTTAGCAACGGAAGGTTGGAGTGGGTTAATAAAAACCAATTTGAAGTAGAATGGATTCCTGACCCGTTAGGAAAAACACAAATACTATATCACCCTAATAAGGATATGGTTAATCTTGATGTAGGCGCTGTAGATAGTTACTTTCAAGCCGATGCACCTAACTCGGATTCCAAAGGCTGCTCTATGATATATAGAAGATGGACTGAAAAAGATATTGTTAGTAATCTACCAATAGCAATATATATGGACAGACCATACACAAAGGAAGAATGGTACGACAACACGCTAAAACTTGCAGCTTATTATAATTGCAAAATGTTGGTAGAGTATAATGATGAAATGTTTTTTGATTATTTTTATAAACAAAAGGCAACGAAATTCCTTAAAGAAAGACCAAGAACAGCAGACTCTCCTTGGGCAAAAGTATCAAATAGGTATGGAGTTCATATGAAGGTCTATCAAAAAAATCTTGTAATTGATTTAATAGATGATTACATCAAGAAATTTTGTGATGATATATATTTTATGGATTTACTTGAAGATTTAGCTAACTTTGGCGTTAAGAATACAGATGCAGCTATGTCTTTTGGTATAGCATTAATGCACGATTCTGATAATTGCGACATTAGAGTCAAACATATTGACGAAATAGTAAAGAGAGATGATTATTTATTACCAACATTTTCAATGAATAGTGATGGTAGTATGACTGTAAACAATAAAAAGAATTTTGAGAGAAATCGTTCAAAGAACGACCCTCTTGGACTATTTAAATAATTATGAGCCTAACAGTATTTCCAAAGCAAAACATACCTGATTCAGAAAAAACTAAAAAATGGTGTGAAGATAATATTAGAGCAATGCTCGGTTATCAAACCTATACAAACAAATACAACAGGGAAAGAAAGAAGGATTATGAAAATTATTTATTATATAATGGTGTATTTGATGTAAAACAATTCGAATATGTAACAAATACATACGGAGTATCATCACCTGCAAGGTTAGTTAATTACCCCATTATAGCACCTAAAATAGACATTATAGTAGGTGAATTTGTAAGTCAACCACTAAGCTTTGATGTTCAAGCAATTTCAAGAGATGCTTTAACATCTAAACTAGAAACCAAAGTTGGAATAGTAGCTGAAAAGGTTTTAAAAGAAGCGAGAAAGGAAATACAAGAAGAATTAGGTATTGAACTTGAAGAAGAAGAATTTGGAGTAGACATACCTGACGATATTGAAAAGTTTATTGGTATGAACTATCGTGAACAAGTAGAAGATATAACCTTTAATGGTTTAAGACACTTGGTTCATAAATACAATCTTAAAAACTTATTTAAACAAGGACTGTATGATATGTGTATTACTTCAAAAGAGTTTTACAGAATAGAAGTTCGTAATGGAGACCCATACGTTAGAAGGGTTGACCCTCGTGCTTTATTGTACGATGTAGATAATGAATCAGAAACTCTACAGAACTCTAATTGGGTTGCTGAAGAAAGATTCTTAACTGTTAACGAGATATTAGATGAGTTTGGAAATCAACTCTCTCAGATTGAAGTATCGCAACTAGAAGAAATAAGACAGTCAGGTGCTGATGCTTGGAATAGATACAACAAGCCTTATCAGTGGTATTTTAAAGAAGATGCCAACACTCCATTAAGAATTAGAGTTGTAACTGCTGAATGGAAATCATTAAGAACACTAAAATACAAGTTAAGCGTAAATAAGTTTGACCCCGAAAATCCTTTTAAGAAAAGAGTTAAAGATACTTACAAACCTAAAAAAGGTGAAAAATTAGAAAAAAGAACTACTACCGATATATGGACTGCCACTCAAATAGGTCACGAAATATTAGTCAACTGTAGAAGATTACCTAATCAAATAAGAAAAGAAGATAACTATGCTTACTCTCCATTGAGTTATGTTGGGGTTATTAAAAACAATATTGATGGAATAACATTGTCAGTAGTAGATGCATTAAAAAACATTCAATTACTATATAATATTGTTATGTACCATATGGAACTAGCCTTAGCTAGAAGTGGTGGAAAAGCCATTGTTTATGATACGAGTCAAAAACCTAATGGATTATCTTTTGATGACGTTATATATCACGCAAAAAACAGTGGCGTTATACCAATCAATTCAAAACAAGAAGGAAACCAAGTTTCAAGTTTTAATCAATTTTCGCAAATTGACTTCACTTTATCTAATTCAGTACAGCAATTAATCAATCTAAAGATTATGCTTGAACAAACTGCTGAAAAAGTAACGGGAATTACAGGAGCTAGAGAAGGGTTCACTAAAACAGATGCAGTTGGAGTTAACGAAAGAAACGTATTACAGTCATCTCTTATTACTCAGCCACTTGTTTCACTACATAGTCAAGTAATTGAGATGGTGTTTCAGCAATTGGCAGACCAAATGCCTGTAGCTTGGAATGATGGAAAAAAGATTTCTTATGTTTTGGGAGATTATACAGGTAAGTTTTTTGAAGTAACAGAAGACATAAGGAAACACGAAGTTGGTGTTTACGTAATGAACACTAATAAAAACAAACAAGATAAAGAAGCTATAATGCAATTTGCACAAGCTTCAATGCAGTCAGGCTCTACAAGTATACTTGATGTTTTAAAAATATATAATTCAGAATCTGCTAATCAAGCAGAACATATTCTTGAATCAGGTATTAAAGCAGTACAAGAAGAACAAGCTAGAATGGCTGAACAACAACAGCAAGCTCAACAACAAGCACAAGAGGCTCAAGGACAGCAAGCACAAGCAGAAACTCAAATGAAACAACAAGATATTCAATCTAAAGTAGAAGTTGCTAAAATTAATGCAGATGCATTATTAAAATCTACTCAAATGAAAATAGATGGAACTCAGGAAACTCAAGATTTTTCTCAAAAACATCAAGCGGATATGAGTATGCTAAACACTTCCAATAAAATTGAAGAGCAGCAACAACAGCAAGAGGCGATGAAAGAAAAAGATGGGAATATATAAACTAAGTAATTTTTAATTAACTTTGTTAAAGTAAAACAATTTTTTATGGAAAGCGAAAAAGAAGAAACAGTGTTAGAGGAAAGTACCGAAAGTGCTTTTGATGCCTCTAGTTTCGTTGGCGATAATGAAATCGCAGAACAAAAAGTTCTTGAAAATGTATCGGAATCAATTGAAGACAATGAAACTGAAACTTTAGACGCAGTAGAGTCTGAAGAAGAAGAAGAAATTAATACAGAAACTACTAAAGAAATTAGTAATGATGATGAAACAACTAATGAAGAACCTACTTTTGATTGGAACGATTCAGAAGAAGCTGATAGCAGCACTGAAACAGACGATTCAAATAATACGGAAGAAGATAAAGCGTTAGACTTTGGAGATTCTTGGCAAACATTTGCCGAAGACCTTGGTATTAAAGTTGAATCTTTTGATGAGTTTAAAGATGTTCTTTCTCATCAACAAGCGTTAGCTAGAAAAAGTATTTCTAATGATGCTATAGTAAATCTTAGTGGGTTTGCTAATATGTCTGATGAGGAATTAATGAGAGCTGAATTAAAAGCTCAAAATTACGAATCACACGAAATTGATGACGAAATAGACTTAATGGTCGAAAACGGAACAATTAAGTCTGCGGCTCGTAAAGTTAGAAAAGATGTTGAAGGTGCTATTCAAATTGAGCAAGAAAAAGCAAACGCAACTATTGTAAATCCAAGTGAAGCAAAGCTTCAGGAGCAACAAGAAGCGTTAAGCCACGAACTAAAAGAGTATATGTCAAAGACAGACTCAATGTTTAGTGGTAAAATTAATTCTACTCAAAAAGATGAACATTTTAAATATATAGATTCAGGAGAGTTTTTTGATGATATTACTGATACATCTGCAAACGTAGCACAAGCTGCTTGGTTGTGGAAACATCGTGATAAAATTATGAAAGGCTTCTTGAGTAAAGGAGTAGAGAGAGGAAAGCAGGCTGTTTTAGACGATTTAAGAAATCCCGAAAGAACTCGTTCTAATAGGATTCCTGACCCTGAAACAGGTGACTTTAACTCAACTAAATTTTTAGATTTGGGCGAATCAATGTAAAAATTATAAATTTAAAATAAAATAAAATGAAATTCAATACAGGAACGTATGGAAAGGATACTATTGAAAACAATTCGTTAGTAACGAACTTGTTAAAGTATCCTGAAATCAGCAAGGCGATGATTCGTCAATTCCCTCAGTACTCTTTGACATATTTCTTAGAAGGAACAGGTAGATTTGCTAAAGAAGAATTAATTGGAGATACCTCTTTTAAGTGGTCTATCCTTGGTAGATTAAACAGACCATCTACGTCTTTAGGTGTTATTACAGGAGCTCAAGGTTTAGGTAACGCAGCATTCACTATTACTGTTGCTGAAAATTACCTTAACGCAAATGATGTTATTCGTTTCAAAGATGGAACTCAAGCTATCATTGTTAATGATTTAGGCGCAGGTGGCGGTGGATTTCAATTCTCTGTAAAACTACAGACAAATGATGCTACTGTATCTTTTGATACTACAACTTATTTTGGTGCAGGAGAGACAGTAAATACTGCAGGTTCTGTATTCGAAGAAGGTTCAGAAACAGGTGGTGAAAATCACGTTTATCCTGATTGGTATGTGAATTACCTTACTACTTCTCGTAAAAAGAAGTCTATTACAGGTACTGCACTTACTGATGTAACTTGGATTGAGAACAATGGTCAGAGACTATGGTTCTTTACAGACCAAAATATTGTTATGGAAGAATACTTATATCAACTTGAGCTTTCAAGATGGTATGGTCGTTCTACAATGGACATCAACGGAGTGTCGCAAGTAACTGATGCTGCAGGAAATCCACTTATCTCAGGTGATGGTTTGTTAAGTCAAATTGATTCTGCTAACGTAGATACATATACAGGAGCTTTAAACGAAGATGTGATTGTTGATTTTATCGCTAATTTATCTTTGAATACAGGAAAAAGAAGTTCTTCTTGGATGGTATTTACAGGTACTGCAGGTAGAGTTGCTTTCCATAGAGCTATGAGAGATTTAATCTTCCAAGGTGATGCAATGATTTATGACATTGACGCAGGTAGAGAAATCGAAGTTGGTGTACATTACACTACTTACCACGCTTTAGGACACAAAATTACTTTAGTTCACAATCCATTATTTGATGACCCGAACTTACATACCGACATAGACCCTATTTCAGGATACCCGAAAGAGTCTTACCGAATGGTATTTATGGATATGGGAGTAACAAATGGTACTGCTAACGTTGAAGTAAAAGTTAAAGGTGCAGGTGGAGTTGACCGAGGAATGATTGTTAAATACATTCCTGGAATGGTTAACCCTTTTGACCAAAAATCAATGATTGCGTCAAGCGGAAAAGATGGATTTACTTGTGAGGTATTGTCTGAGTCAGGACTTATCGTAAGAAATCCTTTATCTTGTGGACAGTTAAGAAAAGTTTAATCTAATTACTTAATGAATTAAAGATTATGGAAAGAGTTATTCAAGGTGAAAACTACTATGTAGAGAAGTTAGATAAAAAAACAATTTCTAAATATAAAGGTTGTACAGTCGAAGTGCGTATGGTTAATCCCAAACGCACGGGTACTGTTTTCCTTAGAGATTATACAGACACTAAAACGGGGATTCTAAGAGAGTTTATTGACTCTTTTGGAAACTCTCGTGTCAAAAAATATACTAAGGCATTAACAGTATTAAGATTAGACAATCCTGATGATTTGATAGAGTATTTGCACGTTAAAGACCATCCTTTGTTTGTTAGTAATGCTCATCCAATTCTTAAAGTAATTGATATTACAGAAGAAGCAAATGAAGATAATGAAAACAGGGAAGCGGCTCTTGATGCGATGCTTGAAGCGAAAAAACTTCGCGGAGACAAATTATACAACTTTGCGAGGATATTGGGAATCAATACCAATGGTGTTGTAGAATCAGTAATTAAGAAGCAGGTTTATGACGAAGCTACAGAATATCCTTTGGAGTTCTTAGAACAGTTAAACGACCCTAATCGAATATTTAAAGAGGTACTACATCGAGGTAAAGTGAACTCAGTATTTAATGTGAAGAATGGTATTTGGAAATTTAGAGATACAATTATGGGGGCAAACATTGAAGAAGCAATCTTATGGTTGCAAGACAACGATGACTTGATGCCTTCGATAAGAAAAGAGATAAACAGTAAGTGATATGACGTTTTTGCAGATGTATGAAAAAATTGATGTTTACTTGGATAAATCAGACTTACCTTGGTTTAATTCTCAAGAAAAAGATATTTTTTTAGATTCTGCCACAAACGAATATGTTAAGAATATTCATAGGGAATTTGAGATAACAGAGAAGCGAAGAGAAGATATTAGACCACTCATTAAGGTAATTAATGGCGGTGGTAGTTCTATTTCTGTTCCAACTGATTATATGTTCGCTTTGAGTGTTAAAGGTACTTTCAGAGTTACTGATAATTGTGGAGTAGTTAGGGATTTAATAGTTCCTATTAAACCTGCTCAACACGATGACATTAACAAAATGAGGACAGACCCTTTTAATAAGCCTACTAATGAACATCCTCTTTACGTGAGTACAGATGTATCTTTAGAAATAGAGAGCCTTTCATCTCCTTCAAATTGGACTATGACTTATATTAAAAGACCTGCTCCTGTAGATGGTACTAATAATCCTAATGGAATATTAGATTTACCTGATTACACTCACGATGAAATTGTAAATTTAGCAGTTCGTAAAATGTTGATGACAATAGAATCTCCAAATTACACAACTCAATTAAACGAAATAAAAAATCAAGAATAATGGATTATGAAAATATGTTAAAGGCAGAATTAGTTGCCGAGTGTATAGAAAGAGGATTAAACTCTAGTGGTTTAAAATCAGAATTAGTTTCTAGGTTAGAAGCTTATGATGCCTCAGAAAGTGCTCAGTCTAACAAAGCAAATGCAAAGAAAAAAGTTTGGAACGCAATGCTTTTCAGATATGAGTACAAATAAATATAAATTTTAAAAAAAAAACGAAAATGAAAATTTCAGGATATAAAGTATTAGATGCTTCAGGAACTATTGGGGGAAATGGTACGCACGTACAAAGAGGGCAATTACGGTTTAATTTACTTACAAATTTTACCGAAAGAGGTTGGGAAGATATTTCTATTAGAAAAATCACAAATATAATTCAAATAGGAGCTGTCGCTTTAGATGTTGCCGCAGAGTACGATATTACTTTTGCTACAGCGCCTATTGCAAATGAAAATTTTACGGTAACAGTTTCTTACGGGGATTCTCGACAAAGAGTAAATAAGTCGTTCAAGTTTACAACTATTTTAGGAAGTACTGTAACAAAAATTGCAGTTGCAATTAGAGATGCTATTAATGCATCATCAGCTCCTTTTACAGCTAGTAATTCTTCAGGTGTATTGACTATTACTGCTGATGTAGCAGGAGCAGGATATGAGCCTGTATTTACTGCAGGAACTGATTCATCGACAACTACTGTTACAGTACAAAGCTACGCAGGCGCTACTAATGATGCAGTTAAAACAACTGCAGGGTTTTATGCAGGAATGTTTAGTAATGTATTAGCTTCTGATTTTGGAAGTCAAACAGAACATTATGATGCTGCGATTGTGGAGTATATTGATGCGGAAGAATCAGAGCCTAAAGGAAAAGCTATTAAAAGATATGCAGCACTTTTTAATGATGCACCTATCGCTCTTACGGCTATAGCTTTTGATGTTAATGGCTCTGTTTTAGCAAATCCCACTTTTGTAGCGTAGTAGATTGCTAAGTTAATTTAAGTTAAACATTTAGGAAGGGGTCTGCGTTAGCTAACCCCTTCTTTTTTTTATATTTGTATAAATATGGCTAGTCTAAACGAACTTTCATATAACATCTTAAACATAGCTAGAGGTGGTTTGTCGTCTGATGATGATAGATTAAATATTCGACAAATAAAACATTGGATAGAATATTATCGAGCTAGAGTTATTGTATCAGGAACTGATGCAGGGAAAGATATAGATGAACAACTTGTACAAGACCTAGGATGTTGCGAGCTTGTAGAAGTAGATAAAGCAGAGTGTCCTGAAGTTTTATGGGGAGAAAACGTTAAGTATTGTAAAATACCCAAACTTGTGGACTTGCCTCGCAATAGGTCTTTACTGTATGTAGGATTAGTTGACAAGGTATCTCCATTCATATTGTCATCTCCTAACACTATAGGATTCAGAAGTCACCAAAGATTTACAGGGAATATGCGTAAAGCATATATGATTGGGCGCAAGATATATGTAACAGACCCTTTTAATGAGGATTTGTGTTTTATAAATGTTCGAGGAATATTCTCTAATCCGTTAGATGTAGTCAATACTGATGCTGATGGTAATTGCCAATCAATATCTGATGATGATGATTACCCGATGCCTCCTTCTTGGTTGCCTCAAGTGACTAGAGAGATTATGCAGTTCGAATTAAATATGACTATTCGTATGCCTAATGACGAGACAAACGACAGTAGAGAAACAGCACCTCTAGTACCTCAAAATGCTCAAGGAAGAAGACAATAAAAAATATGTTACGCTATATGGTGTATATGTAAATGCTAGACCATACTTGGAAAAGCAATGCAAAAAATACGGATATAAAACACCTAAGTATGAAACTTTTTCTAAGGTTATAAGAACATTCTTTAACGAATGTATTAATGCTGCTATATACGAATATAAAACAATTACTCTTCCGTATCGTTACGGAACAATAGAGGGCGTTAAAACTCTTTGCGTTAACCGAAACCCTGTCAAAGTATATTGGTTAAGAGAGAATGGAAAGAACGTAAAGCATACAGAAAAGTTAGATATAAACTCTTTTGATGGATATTGGTATAGTGTTATATGGAATTTTCCAAAAAACTTACAGATGTATAAATTTACTTTATCTAAAACTTGGAAAAAGAAATTATTTTTTAATGTATTAGATGGTGGTGATTACCCAATAAGAGAATGAGTTTACTTGCGGACAAAGTAACAGTAAATGTTAGAGAATCTATATGTAAGGTTTGTCCTAGTTGGAGAAAGTCTTTAGACCAATGTAAAGAGTGTAGTTGTTTGTTAAAGCTAAAGAGAGGATTAAAAAAACAAAAATGTCCGTTAAAAAAGTGGTAAAATGAACAAAAATAAACAAGGAAGACTAAGTGTTAAGTCAATAATTGCAGGAGTAATAAGAGACTTGCAACTAGAAGATGTTAGCCGAATATATGATTACTTAATTGAGTGGTCGTATGAAGCTGAGGTGTTAATAGGCTCATATGACACATTTTTACGTGTAGAGTGTGAAATTGAGTTTAAAAACAATAGAGCAAAATTACCAAACGATTTTTATCAATTTATATCAGTTAAAATAGGTAATCAATTTCCTGAAGTAACAAATAGAGATTTTAGATTGTTTAATCAAGAAAGTCCTTATTTAGCTAAAAGAAATAATCAAGTAAGCTCAACGTACACTTATGATTTTGATGGAACTCAAAATTCAAATATGAAAATGAATATTGACAATAACTATATTCATTTATCTAACATTGAAGATGGAGAAAAAGGAGGACTATCCTACACTGCTTTTGATTTAGATGACGATGGGTTGCCGTACATCAAACAGTCTCATCAAATGGCTGTAATAGCATATCTCAATTGGAAAGTGAATTTCGCTACATACACTAGAGGGAAGATGGCTCATCACGTATATAAAGAATTAGAAGGTAGATGGTATTTTCTTTGTGGTCAAGCTAGAGGAGATGATGAGATGCCTAATCCAAAAGAATTAGAATATGTAGCCGCTATGTACCAACAATTGTTACCAATGCCAACTAAAAATTTATTCTAATGAGTGAAAGAGTAACTAATAGTTTTAATGGTGGAATGTCTAGTGACATTGATAAAAAATTAAGAAAAAACGAAACATTCGAAAACAGCATTAATGGAAGGTTAGTTTTTAATAAAGATGGAAGCCTTTCTTGGGAAAGCATAAATGGAAACAAATCAGCTATAGGTAATTTGCCTTTTGGTTCTGTTGTTTTAGGTAGTGCTTCTTTTAATGATTTTTGCATAATAATGATTAAGACTCCATCTCACGATGAGATAGGTTCAGTAAGGTTTGATTCAAAAGGATATGGCAATTATTATCCAATGTTAACAGATAAGTTTGATGAAATTAAATTTAATTTTAATCTTTCCTACCCAATAGAAGCTGTTCCTTTTTATGAAGAAGATGAGCTTATTCGCGTTTACTATACTGATGACTTTAATGAGCCAAGAGTTTTTACCTTTAGAATAAATAAATACAAGCAATTATTCTCAGTAACTAAAAATGTTCATAGTTCTGCAATGAATCCTGATTGGAAAATGGGAGATATGTATGTTTATGAACAAGAAAGAACAGGTGGCGCTTTAGAGTGTGCTTATTATCAGTACACCTATAGGCTTGTAATGACTGATGGATACAAAACTCCTTGGTTTCCGCTAACAAGGCACATAATGGTTTTTTCTAATCAAGGAAAAGATGGTTGGGATAATAATATGTCCGATATAGGTAAAAAAACACCTAAAGCAAATATTTTAAAATTAAACGGACTAGACCTTAGATATGACGAAATAGAAATTGCTTATGTAAAATCTATTGTTGCTCAAAAGGCTATATCAGCTAGAGTATTTTATGATGGTAAATTAAAAAATCAATCATTAACAGTAAGACATAGTGATAATTCAGGTAGAGCAATTTCTTTATCTGAAATAATAAATAAATTAGAGTTTGTTTCTAAAGCAAAAACAATAGCATCTAAAGACAATAGATTGTGGTTAGGGAATATTGAAACTAATCCTATAACAGAAATACCTGATTCTGTATTTAATAATTTATCTATAAAGCCAATATTCAGAAGTTGTGTAGACGATATAGGCGCTTCTTATGCAGTTTATGACGAAGGCGTAATAAATAGAAATAAATGGACAAGTTCGCCAGTATCATCGCTGTATCAAAAAACTAATAACAGCCATAAAGACAGAGCTAGAAGAGCTTATTGGATGGGATATTGCGACCCTATATACGAACATATGTATACAGGATATTTTAGAAGTGAAACATATAGATTTGGTATCGTGTTTTTTGACAATAAAGGAAATGATATGTTCACAAAACATCTTGCAGACATTAGATTCCCTGCTCAAGCAGAACAAGCAAATTGGCTTGATGGAGGTTGTTGGTATAAGTGGTTGAGAATAAAAAATGATGGAACTACTACGGAATCGGTTGGAACTTTTAGCGGAGACCCTATGGCAGCTTCTGCTACCTGCAATTTTTTAGGAAGCCAACTTCAAAAAGAACCTGATAATTTCGAGATAATCCCTACTACTTGGTGTTCTACCGATGACGTAGGAACTAGCGCTGAACAAAGTAATATTGGTCGTACAGGATACGCAAGCGCAAATGTTAGTAGAAAAACTTTCCTTAAATATATGGGCTTAGAGGTTTCGGGAATTAACTTAAATATAGTAGTTAATGGAAAACCTTTACACGAATCAGTTTCAGGATTTAAAATAGTTAGAGTTGCTCACAATGAAGAGACTAGAACTGTAAAAAGACAGGGTTTATTT